CCTCGTATTGAGTTTGTTAGCGTGTGGGACTTTTTCCCTGATCCTAATGCTACTTCCATTGATGAGTGTGAATTTGTTGTTCACAGACACAAATTAAATAAGTCTCAGCTTAGGGCATTGCGTAAGATGCCTTATTTCAATGAAGATGCGCTTCGCGATTGCATGATGCTTGGCCCTAACTACGTTGAAAAAGACTATGAGTATGAGCTAAAAGATGATCAGCGTATGTCTGATATGGGTTCTAGTCGTTTTGAAGTCTTAGAATACTGGGGCTTAATGGACGTTGAATATGCCAAAGAGATTGGCATGGATATACCAGAGGAAGTAGACACACTTGATGAAATACAGATTAATGCTTGGATTTGTAATGGCCTTGTACTCAGGGCTGTTGTTAATCCCTTTACGCCATACCGTATTCCCTACAACGCTTTCCCCTACGAAAGAAACCCATACAGTTTTTTTGGCGTAGGCGTAGCAGAAAATATGAACGACAGCCAACAAATTATGAATGGTCATGCACGAATGGCTATTGATAATTTGGCTCTTAGTGGTTCATTGGTTTTTGACGTAGACGAGACTATGCTTGTGGGTGGTCAAAGCATGGAAGTTTATCCCGGCAAAGTCTTTAGGCGTCAGTCTGGTATGCCCGGACAAGCAATACACGGGCTTAAGTTTCCGAACACATCTCAAGAAAACATGATGATGTTCGATAAATTCCGACAGCTTGCAGACGAGCAAACAGGTATTCCTAGCTATTCTCATGGTCAAACAGGCGTACAGAGCATGACTCGTACTGCATCTGGTATGTCTATGTTGTTAGGAGCCGCATCGCTTAATATTAAAACAGTTGTAAAGAACTTAGATGACTTTTTGCTAAAGCCTTTGGGCAAGGCATACTTCCAATGGAATATGCAATTCTTTGAGGGCAAGCTAAAAACTGAAGGTGATTTAGAAGTAAAAGCACTAGGCACAAACAGCCTTATGCAAAAGGAAGTACGAAGTCAACGATTGACAATGTTTCTTCAGACTGCTCAGAATCCTGCTGTTGCTCCGTTTGTTAAAATGTCAAAGCTTATTAGCGAACTAGCATATAGTTTGGATCTTGATCCTGATGAAATACTAAATGATCCCGAAGAAGCGGCATTAGCCGCACAGATTATAGGAATGCAAAATAATGCTGGACAAGGACTTGGCGAACAAGCTGGCCCCGGTGGTGAACAACCCGGAGCTATGGGGGCCGTTGAAGGAACACCTGAGCAACCTACGGATGCAGGAGTTACAGGCACTGGCGGTGGCACAATCGGAACAGGAAATGTTCCGCAAGCAGGGGAAAGCGAGTTCTCTGGCTAATTTGCTAACACTACAAGAACAAGTAAACCAAAGACGAAAGGAACGTGACGATGGCTGAAGAATTTCCAGATCTAAATGAAGACGGTGAAGTAACCTATGCAGATGTATTAGAAGGTCGTGGAGCTTTTGCTGAAGGCGGTTCTATGATGGTTCCTCCAGAAATGGAAATGATGGAAGAAGAAATTCCAGAAGATACATACAACAATATCAGCCCAGAAGAAGAAATGCAACAGGCTGAAGATACGCTTCCTGATGATGAGATGGAAGAAGAGTATGTAGATTATGTAGCCGAAGAAGTATTAGAACCCGAAGAGCAAGAATATTTATTTAAGGTTCTAGACGAAGATCCAAAACTAGAGGGGATCTTAGATAAAATTATTCTTAATGCAACAGAATTTGCTGGTTCCGGTGAAGTTGAAGGCCCCGGTACTGGCATATCAGATTCGATACCCGCAAGGCTATCGGACGGTGAGTTTGTAATCACCAGAAAAGCGACTGACCAAATAGGTGCAGACAACCTCCAAGAAATGATGGACGAGGCTGAACGTGCTTACGATGGCGGTCTTATGGCTATGGCAGAAGGCGGTATGCCTGTTGATGATCGTTATAATAATCAACAAGACGAAGATCAAGAGGAAAAAGTAGAGGATCAAATGCTTTACGCAAGCCGAATGCCTAGTCTTATGAACCGATAAGGCTACCTAGAAAATCTAGCCCCTTATCATTTTATAACCTTGAGGCCACCTTGTAGTATCAAGACCCTGTATTAAATAGCGCATTAATACAGCCACCTTGAAAGACAACAAGCCCCAGAAAGGAGAAGTGACATGAGCGAAGAACAAGAAACGCAAGCAAATCCGTATAATGCAAGAAAAGAATGGCACACACCAGATGGGCCACCTATGCAAAGTGCAGATTCATTGTTTTTTGAAGAGCAGCAAGAGGCTACTTCCGAAGAAGACGGAACCCCTCAAAACCCTAAAGCGGCTCGCACCAATTATAAAAAGAGATATGACGATCTAAAAAAACATTACGATCAGAAAATTTCAGAGTTTAAACAGCGTGAAGAAGAACTAGAAGCTATGGCACGATCTGCACAACCGCAGTATCGACCACCAAAAAGCATCGAAGATCTTGAACGCTTTAAACACGATTATCCTGATCTATATGACACTGTTGAAACAGTTGCTCATATGCGTAGTGAAGAGCAAATGAATGCCCTTCAACAAAAACTTTCAGTTATTGAAAGACGCGAAGCAGAAATGGCTAAGCGTGATGCTGAAGTTAAACTACGAGAGCGACACCCTGATTTTGAAGACATTAGGGGTGATGACAGATTTCACGAATGGGCAAAAGTTCAGCCAGAAGAAATTCAACGCTGGATTTATAAAAACCCAGACAATGTTTTGTTAGCTAGTCGTGCTATCGACCTTTATAAAATGGAAAACAATATTGCGATTAATGCTCCAACGCGCAGGTCACAACCTTCAAAGTCCAATGCGGCTGATATGGTATCGACAAAGACTACCGGCGTTGAACCAAAGTCAGCCAAAATATGGACGCAACGGGAAATTGCCGCTTTGTCCTTGGATGACTATGATCGTTACGAAGAAGAAATTGATCTAGCCATCCGCGAGGGACGAGTAGCAAGATAATAACTTGTCTTTTAGGAGTAAATTAAAATGGCTTATAACGTAAGTGATCAATATTTTGAGCCAGCAACTGATACCAATGCAAACTTTGCAAACTCAGTTTCTGGTCAAGCTAACTCATTCTTCCTGCCTGCTGTCTACAGTAAGAAGGTACTTAACTTCTTCCGTAAGGCATCAGTCTGTGAAGCTGTAACTAACACTGACTATGCTGGCGAGATTGCGGCATTTGGTGATAGCGTAAATATCATCAAAGAGCCGGTAATCACCGTCTATCAGTACGAGCGTGGTGCAGACGTAACCTCAACTAAGCTGACCGACCAAGAGCTTACTCTTGTTGTTGATCGTGCAAACGCATTTAAGTTCATTGTCGATGACATTGAAACCAAAATGTCGCACGTAAACTTCAAAGAAGTAGCATCTTCTTCAGCGGCTTATGCGTTGCGTGATGCTTTTGACGAAGGCGTGTTTGCTATTATGCAAGCTGGTCTTTCTTCATCTTCACCTGACCACACGCTTGGTGCTGATTCAGCTACCGATTTGGCTGCTGGTGTGTACGACGGCGCTGGTGCTATTGACGTAGGCATTTCTGGCGAGACTGATCCTCTGGACGTTCTTGCTCGTATGGCTCGTTTGCTGGATGACCAAAACGTACCCGAAGAGGGTCGTTGGGTTGTAGCTTCTCCTGACTTCTATGAGCAACTCTCTCAGAGCGGTTCTAAGCTTTTGTCAGTAGACTTCAACGCAGGCCAAGGCTCTATTCGTAACGGTCTGGTAAGTTCTGGCAAGTTGCGTGGATTCTCCATGTACAAGTCAAACAATATGCCTGCTACGTCTAACGCAACTGGCTTTATGCTGGCTGGTCATATGAGTGCTGTTGCAACTGCACAATCCATCACTAGCACAGAGGTCATTCGTGATCCTTCTAGCTTTGGTGACATTGTTCGCGGTCTGCACGTTTGGGGAGCTAAGGTTCTCCGTGACGAAGCACTGATCGGTGCTTACTACAACATCGACTAAGATGTTTTTGAGGGAGGGTGAAATACCCCTCCCTTTATTTTAAAAGGATTTAAAATGCCATTAATTTCAACTCCTAACAAGCCAATTAGTATGAAGTTGACTGAAAACAAAAGAGGGCGTTACCGTAGTGTAGACCACAAAAAGTATTCAGATAACTACGACAAAATATTCGGCAAAAAAGATAAGGAAGAAAAAAATGAAAGATAAAAAGCAAATGAGCTATCCAATGGGCGGTAAAATACGTTCTATGTATATGGACGGTGGATACGGTTCAAAGCGAAGCATGATGGCTAAGGGCGGCATGGCCCATGACTATAACAATATTATGGAAATGGAAGCCAAACAAATGTCTCCAGACCATAATGAGTCAATGAAGCAAAAATGAAAGTAAAGGCCCCCGAAGGCTATCATTGGATGAAAAGCGGTAAAAGCTTTAAGCTAATGAAAGATCCTAAAGACGGTTACAAGGCCCACAAAGGAGCTTCTAAAGCCGTAGACTTTCCAAT